CCAGCTCCTTCTCGATGGCTTGGATAGTGGGGCAGGGATAAGACGTTATGTCGCACCAATCGCAAACCATTTCTATTCCTTGCCAATACACAGGCTTATGCAACTCCACTACTGCACGAAGGGCAGCGACTGTTACTCCTACAACGCTGCAACTTTGGTCAAGTTCATCTAAATTTGCCAGCAACTCTTCGTGTGTCATGACTTACCCGCCCAACCATCACCCTTGAAGACGATGCCGGGTGCGGAAAACTTGCGGGACATTTCAGCGCCGCAACATTTAGGCGGTGTGAAAGTCTCCTCGAATCGTGCGAACACTTCTTCGGTCTTATTGCAGATTTGGCACTGGAATTCGTAACTAGGCATCAGCAATCACATCCGCAGTTGCATCCTGATTCCCGACCTTTAGCCCCTCGCGGGTTGTCGTCCAAGTACCGTCGGCGCTTGCGGGAAATCCCCTCGGCAATCACAACAGTTCCCCCGATGATGATCAGCGCATAAATCGCGCCGAATGCGTATTGCAACATTTTTGCCCCTTGTCTCTCGTGTGGTCTTGCGTGCGCTGGCGAGGAATCGAACCTCGCGTCGGGAATGTCTACAGGAAACCGACGAACCATCCAGCGCTGCCGACATCCCCCTAGATGTCAGCGTCCCGGGTTAAAACGGTGTTGCTGATTTCGCGCCGAGTTGGGCTTGAAGTGCAGCAAGCACCGCAGGGTCAACACCAGCAGTCGAGGCAGGTGCTACTGGTGCAGAAGTGATGAAGCCATCTCCGGGGACAACTTTCACATCGAAATGCTTGAGAGTCTTACCACCGGCACGCTTCTCGAGATCGGCGTAGGTGATGGTAATGGTGTCGCCCACGTTCGGACGTTTTTCAGCCAGTGCTGCCTTAAGGCGTACTTGACCAGCGGTGAGTGTTTTCTCGCCTTCCGCTGTTGAGAGCACCAACTGAGGAGAGACGCTGCCGTCTTCCCACTTGTGTGCTCCGATAGAGAGGACCTGACCAGTAACGGTGTCGCCTACATTCTCGAATTTGATGTAGTCACCGCCTACCTTCATGCCGGGTTCGTCCCATATTGACATGGCTTACCTTCTTTCTGTTCTGGGTTGGGCTGGTAAATCTCCACCGGGACATCCGACGGAGACATCTGTTGATCCGGGCAAGTAGTAAGAGCAGTAATGGCAGAACGATTCCGTCGCTGGCAACATTTTGAGGGCATTACTGCCACCCGCTGCCACGATTTCCTTCGCTTGCTTGAGTCGCTCGATTCCCGCTGCCGCGATTTCGATATTGAATGGTTCGGACCAAATATGCAATCCTCGCAGAGAGCCACCACGAGGTAAGAAAACGATGCAGACATCCTCGATGAGGATTTCCTCGCGAATGAGGCCCCATGCGTAGAGATGCGCCTGTGTGCGGTATTGGTCACCAACGCCGTCGGCCTTGTAACGCTTGAGGCTGGAATCTCCCACGACCTTCCAGTCGATGACGCATTTGCGCTCGAGGTCGACAAGGTCGCAGCTGCCACCAAAATCGAGGTCAGGATCTACGGTGACCCGGTGCTCCACGAGATAGCGCGGTTGTGGTAGAGACTCATTCAGGCGCTCATACACGCCCGCAAGATAGGCGTGGACTGCCGTGCCAATCGTCGCCAACCAAGTGTCCGACTGATTGGTCGGTGACGTCTGAGTCAGGCGGTAACCGATTTTGCGGACGCACGCACCCCCGACCTCGGATGGACCGACCGCCTTTTGTAGCGAGCGAGCGGAATTGGCTGATGCGCTTCCGATATTGACTCGAACCTCGGTCGCTAAATTGTGGATGTCAATCATTGTCGTCCCCCTTGATGAAATACCATGAAGCCCAAAAGTAAGAGTTCACGAAAATCTTAAAACGCAACCGGCGGGTGGCGTGGTCTTTCCATTTGTGATGTCCGATGTAGCTATGCAATCCAGCTTCGGTGTCGCAAAATGCTCCGCAGAGAAAATCTTGCAACTCCTCAACCTTGTTGTATTTTCTCACAAGTCATCGTCCGGCATGATGGGTCGGAATTGTCTCATGCGCGTTGTCACGGTACAGGATTCGACTTGCTCGGGTGTGAGGATTTCTTTCGCCTTTTTGCCGTCGAAGCGCTGTTGCTCGATGTAGGCGAACTTGATGACTGGGTTGCCGTTAATGGTTCCCAGCGGATTCTCGCCGAGTGCCAACTCAACATGAGCTCTGGCGATGTCGGCTTGCTCCTCGAGTTTCTTGATCTCGAATTTGATGCGGTTATATTCGCCGAGCCATCCTTGGACGGATGCTGGAAGCTCGACGGCGTCGTCGATGGTGAATTCTGACATGGTTTCCCCTTAGTAGAAGTTGTGCTTGAGTTCGTTGGCTTTTGCAGCGCATGGTCCACCAGAACCGTAACGCTCCGAGATATAGGCAAGCATCGCCACCAGTTGAGCCTTCTGGTCGCTCGAGTGCTTTATTCCGAGGTTTCTGTAGGTGGATGCGAGAAGCTGCCCAATTCCTCGCGCTGAGCTGGTCGGAGACTTGGCGTAAGGATTCTCATGTGATTCGACCGTCATGACATATCGAAGGCATTCGTACTGCTTCGGGACCAGAAGTTCCCGGGCAACCTGATCCGCTGTGGCGTCGGTGAAGGCCACTTCGTGAGTGATAACCAACGGCGAGTGGATATGGTTGATGACGAATGCAACATTGACGCCAAGCAAAATCGTGAGGAATAAACGAAGACCGAATTGCCACCAAGTAATCATCGGTTCATCCGTTCCACTGCTTTTTTGTATCGGATGATTGCCGTGACAACACTGTCAGCTTTGATTCCCAGAATATGTCCAATTTCTTCGTTTGTGTAGCCTTGTTGCTTGAAAGAGACAGCTCTCGCCCCCTTGGAATGGGCGACTCGTCCAGAAACCTTTCGAGGTTGAAGACGAGTTCGCTCACGTTCAGTCTGCCCGCCCCATATTCCGTCTGGAATTGCGTGATCCACGGCGTATTTGAGGCAATCCACTTGGTGATTGCATCGTCCGCAGATTGACTTGGCGTGGGGAGTGTTGATGCGCCGTTCTTCGCTAGTTTCCGGGAACCAGAGCTCTGGGTCGACTTCCGCGCATAACGGATTGTCGAAGTCTGGAAAATTCTTAAAAATTTCATTCAGCATTCCTGTCGCCGTATCCTGCTTCTCTGAGTAGTTGAACGATGTCGGAGATGGACATAACTGCCCACCAATCACCGGGCCGAGTTAACCCGATTCCGTTAGGTTTTATAACAAGGATTCCGTAGTCGGCCTTAGCGTGCTTGGTCTCGAGCTTTGTCTCCTCAAGCCATGCAGGGATTTTGTAGGTGCGATGGTTCTTGACTTCCCATGCCAGACACGGAGTTCCGGTGACATCTCCGAGATCCTCGCCTGAGTTTCCCCCACCCAGTGCGCGGCGCTCTGCCCCCGGAAATCCGTGACCTTGTAGGAATCTCACCAGAGCTGTCTCTGCTGATGTCCCCTTAGCCTTGGCCTTGGACACTAGCCCTTGACCGATTCGAGACGCCGAGACTGCTTGACGGATGGCGTCCGAAAAGTGGAATGATGCGTGAGCTGGTAGAGAATCTCCTTGACCTTCTCCGCTTCAACGCGTGTGGTCTTGAGTTCGCGCTTGAGGTCGTGAGTTCCCTCGCGCTTGGAATACTGATAGAAGCTGCCAATATGGGTGAAAATAAACGCAACGCCAATCATGAGGGCTGCGAACACATCTGCATTCATTCGGATCATTAGTTATTACCTTTCGCCAATACATTCACGGTCACTGAGGATTCCTCGGCGGGCCAGAACATATGCTGGATACCTTGCTCGGTTTCGATTTCGATGATATCAATGCCCCCAATGGATGCGGGAGACTTAAAGATTTCAGTAATGGTGCCAGTGAAACTGAGGACTACTTGGTCGCCTTTGTTCATTTGCGGAGCGCCTTCTTGAAGTTGTGCCAATCCTCAATTTCGGTGTCGATGTCCTGTTGTGGAATGAGCATGATCAGAGCTGCCGTACCAATCACGGCCAGAATTGTGATAACGATTCCTAGCATTAAGCACCAACTTCCATGCCAAGAATTTCTTCTAAACGCAATTTGTAATCTTCTGGAGTTTCACCCTCGATGTATTGGTGACCACCACTTTTGGTTAGGAAATTCGTGCAGGTTGAGCAAGTCATTCCCTTTTGGATGTCGGCGATTGGTGTGCGCTTGCGACAGACGAAACACTTAATCATTTATGCACCAACTTTGCAAGAAACTGCAGGATAGTGACAAGCGCAAGTCTGGACTTCGTTGACGCGGTTGAGAAAACAGATATAGCACTCGACTGCCATTTTGCCATTATCTGATTGAGCGGTTGAAAATTTGGTGTTGCAATAAACGCAATTTCTTGTTGCCATTTTGTTGCCCCTGTTCTGGATGCTTCGGGTTCCTGTCCCCTCGGCTCTAGGAGTAGTTCATCAGCGATTGGGGGGAATGTCAACAACCGTCAATTAGGCAATTTCGGCGTGTCGTGGAAAGACCCCAGCCGTTTGGTCTACTCGGAATCAAGTTTCAGGGACGGTTCTGGGGCCACGCCAAGAATACCCCCAGAAACGACGAAGAAGCCCCCCAGCGCCGGCGAGGTGGCGTTGAGGGGCTTAGCCTTTACTTAAGGCTTCGTTAGGTAAGGGTTAAGGGTTTTCGGTGGCGATTTCGCCTGAGATGGCCATATAAGCCGCGGCGTCGATGAAGCTGTCGAGATGCTCCGGGGACTCGATGAGGCGGGCAACCTTGACCTGAGCCATGCAGAGGGCCACTTGCGCGGCGCTAATCTCGGTCTCTAATACAACCGACCAGAGAGCGGCGATGCGTTCGTGGTTCACTTTTGGAGTGCCGTAATTCTTGTCACGGTCACCGTGAGTCAGCCGATTGGCTTCGTCGAGGATTTCCTTGCGGTTCATGAGCTTTGCCCCCTGATCGTCTTGCGTCCCCTTGGCCAAGTTGCAGGGAGCGCATAATGCTTGCAGATTGCTTTCATCATTCGTGCCACCCTTGGCGAGCGGAACGATGTGGTCAATGTGTGGCTCAATCTCGAAAAGACTAGCGCCGCAGTGTTGACACGTAAATCCGCAACGAGCCAAAATCCTCAACCGAACCGTCTGTGGAAACGAAATTCGAGTCGTGGATTTTGGCTCCTTGCTGGCTTTGATTAGTTTCTTAATCTCGGCACGGAGAGTCATTTCGTTTTAACGCACCGACATCCGTTGTGTTGACCGCGTTTGCGGTGCTTGATGATGGATGCGCTTTTGATGTCGAAGCCGTGCTCGTTGAGGAGCCGAGCGACTGCTGCCGCCGCGATGTCCTGTTTATCTACCAACTCCTCGAGGGCTTGTGCGTCTTCCTTGGCTAAATCAGCCAGAAGGCGGTTGACCTTGCACGGATAACCCTGTTGGAGTGGTGGATCAGCGAGGAATGCCTCGATTGCTTTGCGAAGGCTCAAGTTATGCCGCCGGAGCCGCCGGAGCTGTTGGAGCTGCTGGTGCAGGTGTGGTGGCCTTGATTTGAGCCTTGCCGACCTGATAAACAGCAATAAACTTCTGAGCCTTAGCGAGCGCTGCACCGATTACTGGTCCGAAGACAGAAGCGGCGGCGGCCTTAGCTACTCCGAGAGGATGATGGTCGCCTGAGTACCAGATACCAGCGGCAGTCGAGACGAATGCGATGGCGTAGTGTTCAGCGATTTTCGTAACTTTAGGAGAGATCTTCATGCTTGCCCTTTCTAGGCGAAGGTGTGGAAAGAATAACAGATTGAGTTAATTGACCCATTTTGGACGCGCCACGGCAACGACGAACGAATATTGGCGTTGCTTTTGATAGCAACCGTCTCCATTCGATTGGTTGACTCCCGGCGCTCCGGTGTTGCCTTCATAGGTGGTCAGGACACGGTGTTGGATGTCGTTAGATACGACCAGACCAACGTGCTCCGCTTGCTTCTGACCTTCCCAGTTGAAGAAAACAATGTCACCAGCTTGAGCCGATGCAACTGGCACGAGTTGATGAGTGGTGGTGAAATGGTTGACCGCTGTTGGGCAGTAGGCAAAACCCTTCGGGGATTGGATTCCAGCGATGAGCGCTCCTGCACCAGCTTGGTTGAAGCAGTAGGACACGAACATGGCGCACCAAGATTGGTGGTTCTCGCCATACCATGCGCCGAAAATGCTGTCGTTATTGGGGCTTTCTTTGTAGCCTTGTTGGACATATTTCTTGGCAATATCTAAGACGGCGTTGGCTTGAATGGACAATGTGACTCCTATTGGTAAATCAGACGCTCGGCTAAGTCGCCGGGGGTAACGAGGTAATCTTCTTTGCCGAAAAGTGGAATTCCTGCCTTGCGGTAGCACTCGGCCACCAATTCAGAGCAGATGTATCCATTCTTCGTCGAGAGATATTTCATGAGCTTGGTATTGGCAAGGATTTTCAGCCCCAAAATACGGAATCCAAGATCAGCGATGACGAAAAACCCATAGGGCTTGCCGATAATCTGCCGAGCTTGGGCAACGATAATCAACCGTTGCTGGTCGTTGAGGACCTCGTGCTGATTCCAAGCGACGTGAGGATATTTCGACAGCGGGCTGATTTCGACGCCTTTAGGGTTGGCTTCGATAATCTGGTCGCCGCCGATGTAGATAAAGGCGTGATTCCAGCGGGAGAGAGTGCCGATACGAATCAGCTTTCCCATCAGCCCGTTGGTCTTGACGCAACCGTAGTCCCCGATTCGGGGCTTGTAGTTACTCATAGTCTTCCAAGCTGTCAATCAAGTCCCGAAGGTCATCGGTCTGATTACGCTCGAGCTTGAGGATGTGTCGGATAATTTGGGCGTCCCGCTTAGTCTGCGAGAGCATGGAAATACCGACAATCAGCTCGATGATGACTGCGATGAAGCTGGCAATAAGCTGCCAGTGAACATAGGACGAATTATCCTTGAACCAGTGCGGACGAATCCACCAGACAATGCTGAGGACCGTCCAGAATATGATGAAAAACCAGTTACGGATGACTCCTTGAACCTTCCACGAGACTTGCTCGCTAAAAGTTAAAACGTCACCGGTGTCTGGGTGGATAAATTTCTTCTTAAACATCAGAGCCTCGCTTTCGACGAATGCCCCTGTTGCCTTTAGTTTCGGCTTTGATAATTTGTGCAATTACCCTATGAAAAATCCACCAGATAACGCCCCCGATTGCTCCTATTGAGAACGTAAATCCATAAAGTACGTTCGCCAAATCTGACCAGTCGTTAAGTGTTATTTAATTGTTCCTTACTGTTGAGGTTTATCCCCTGCCTCTATTTTACCAAATAATAACTTTAATGTGATGTTTTCTTGAACCAATTCGCCTATGAGTTGTCTGAGACTTGCAATAATCTCGTCGCTGCTAACTTCTGCCATTACTTAGCTTCCAATGCTGCAACACGCTTCGCCAAGTCTTGCAAGAGCGGAATCATGGCGATTGCGATTCTGTCATAGTTAATCGAATCTGGTCGCTGTTGATCATCATAGTTGACAAGTAAATCTTTTAGCACTGGAATCTGTGCCACTTCTTCGGCGATAATACCTAGAATGCGTGGAAGTCCAGTTGTCGAATTATTATTCCGCTCGACATCGCCTTTGTCGTAGAACGTTTTTGGAGATAGAGCTAAAATTGAATCATTGGGGATTGTTACTGGATTGACTTCGGTTTTGTACCGCAGAGAAGATGTTACAAGCGCTATCAGCCCAGTGCTGCTGTTCATGAAGACATTAGCGGCTGATGAAGTTGTTGCTC